CTGGTTCTGGCCGTAGCCAGTCCCTAAGCGCTCGGCGCGCCGCCCCGGAGGGCGACGTGCCGAAGGGCGTCACCGGATAGTGACGCCACAGAGCGCGGCGCAGCGCTTACGCGCTAGCGCACGGCTATGAGTAAGCCGTCCAGCCTACTTTGTGTCCAGACACGGAGCTCGGGGGCGTGATGCACCCGTCATTCCATGCTGTAAGCAAAGTAGCGCAAGCTAGTACGACACTTGGATGAAACCTGCCGAAGGGGACGCCGTCCCCAGAAACTGGCAGGAAAGTGCGTACATAACGGATCCCGTGCTTCCACTTGACGGACCAGCGAGCTGGCTCGTCATGGATGACAGCGTCGCCGAGGGCTTGAGGCCCCCGGCAACGACGAATGTCAGTCGGAATACGGTCAAGGGCAAAAAACCACGCCCGAGACATACCGACAGGAAGGCCACGGTGGGCTCTGTCATGAGAAATCCTGACAGAGTTAGCCGTGCGGATCCAGTGCTGAGGCTCAGTAGGCACATCCCGTAAGTAAACCCCGCGAACGTTGACTCCGTTGTAGAAGTCGCCGCCGCAAGATTCACGGAAAGGGCCATCAGAGAAGGACTTCTCCGGGTTCAGAGAGAACCCGAAGAACCTCAACACGGCGGTCACACTTCTCACAGCGCTTGTGGGGATGATAATATCATCACCATAGACGAAGAGGTTCCGACCGGCAGTGGGCTTATGACCCGCTGCCGCCATGGCCTCCGCGGCAAGCGCGGCAAAGATGAGCGTCTCAAGCTCAAAGGTGTAACCGTTACCCATGCTGGAGAATTTCTCCAGCCGCACCCATTTACCCCTTATGAGGGTGAAAGGAGATCTCAGCGCGTCAAGCGCTGAAAACCACCTCTCGGGCAACAGCAGCTTCACAGCTACTGACGCGAGGGTATCACTTGCGTTCGAGAGATCCAAAGTGGCAAAGTCTCCAGTAATGGAGGCTTCCGCGGCCACCATCTGGTGGATGCGCTGGCCATTCTCAAGGTCGAGGCCGATCGTCCGAAGACGAGACCTCAGCTCGGAACCCAAACCGAGCTGGAAGAAGATGTTTATCGACGGCTCCGCGGCAATGCCGCGGTGCGTCTTAGCATCTTTGGGGGCGACCGCGAAGCGGTTCCCCTTCACCTTGAGAGGATCAACGGAGCGGGAGGCACAAGAGCTGCCCCACTGGGTACCATACCATTGCGGTAGGTACCAGATCGCTCCGCCCGTGAAACTGGGTCTGTTCTGCATTTTATGTGCGATCGTAGGCTTGACACCCCTACGCACCCGATCGGAGAACGTGCTACCGGGTCCGTGCCGACCGACCGTGAGGTCGTTTGGCCCGAAGCCTATCCAACTTTGAATGCGTTTTCGGACGGCGGAGATGAACTCCGCAATCCCCTCGACGCGGTCCCCTGAGGCGCAATGCTCAGGGAGGTACCGTTCGAGGCGCTCGTTGGTGAAGTAGCAATCAGACTCGCCGCTGTCCCACCGACTGTAAGCCGTAGCCATTTGGTCGAAGGACGTTGGGAGACCCTTCATCTTCCTTAGGAAAGATGTAGAGGCATTGGCGCTTGCATACGCCGTTGCGGTCTGATAGTGATAGGGATCACAGCTCAGTGAAACGAGCTGGTCCCACTCCCCGTACCTTACCAAAATTGCAACGGTAAGGGCACGAGAATCTCCGAGACCTTCGCAGAAGCGAATGGTCAACTCGACTACGTCGCGCAGATCAAGTTTCATTTGGGTAGCTCCAGAGACCGTAGAGCCGACTTTACGTCGGCGAATAGGTCTGCTTGAAGCAGTCCCGCACGAGGGTGGCGTAGAGAAGGTTGCCAAACTGCGCAACCAACTCGTCGATGTCAG